TTACGCCAAAAGGGTTGCAATTGGTATCGCTAATGAAGCAGGCGTTGCTGGTGGAGATCTTCCACACTACTCAGCCTCTGTGGCACTTGAAACCGGCAGACAAGATTATGATCTACAACAAGTAATCTTAGATAATGCTTCAAATGATAATGAGCCAGCAACCGGAGGTTCCGTACCTTACGCTGGTATTATCGGAACCGGTTCGGGCGAGACAAATAGAAGAATTACAGTTCGTAGAGTATTTTATAAAACACCACAAGCGATGTGGCGCTTCTACGGCTATTATGGTGGCCTAAACGTCGTAGGAAACTTAAACTACTACGGCCAGTTCTCGGATGATTCAACATTTGAAATTATTCCAGTTTGGCAGAATAAGCTTCAGGCTATGGCTTACGAAGATCATCTTTATACAAGATTGTCACATTACTCATACGAAATTTTTGACAATAAGCTGAGACTATTTCCAATTCCCGAAGTTAGCCTTGTAAAACATCTCTGGTTTGAGTTCACTGTAGATGATGGTACAGACGCTTGGGATCCAGTTGGGACAATTGACAATGGCGAAAAAGGAATTAATAATCTTAACACACTTCCATTTGACAACCTGCCTTACGAAAGCATCAATGCTATTGGCAAACAGTGGATCCGTCGTTATGCCCTTGCTCTTGTCAAAGAGACTCTTGGCCAGATTCGATCTAAGTTTGCTACTGTACCCATCCCCGGCGATGCAGTTACCCTAAATGGCACCGCACTAATTTCAGAGGCTAGAGAGGAGCAGGCGAGACTTAAAGAAGAGATGGCAACAATCCTCAATGAGTTGACTTATGAGAAGCTGACAGCACAAGACGCCACAATGGTTGAGGCAGTCAAGAAGATTCAGCAAGAAATGCCCATGTTGATTTATCAGGGATGAGGTGATTAATGGCAGACAATAAATGGGAACAGCCAGCATCTCCACCTCCTCCACTCTTTCTGGGTCAAAAAGAGAAAGATCTTGTAAAGCAAGTAAACGACGAACTTGCAGAAAGAGTTATTGGTCAGCAGGTTCTTTATTACCCAATTGACCTAAACACAACTGACTTTCATCCGATCTATGGTGAGGCAATTGTAAAGAACTTTCTTCCGCCTATTCGCGTTTATGCTCTCGTAGAATGGAATCAAGATCAGAGCCGGTTCTCAACTGGTGTCGGTATTGATGTTCAAGAAGAAATCACAGTTAACTTCCATCGTCGGAGACTAGAAGAAGACCAAGACCTTTATGTAAGGGTTGGTGACTTTGTGCTTTACGGAGAAGTGGTCTACGAGATAGTAAAGACCGCAGAACCCAGACAAATGTTTGGCCAAGTAGAAAATCCAATTGAAGTTATAGCAACCTGCTTCAAGGCAAGAAAGGGAATATTCGATGCCACCTGATTACGAATACACAGGAATTGATAATACCGCTGGCATTATCCAAGAACAGTTACTTATGCCTTCAACTTTGGAGACTATCGACACCGCTATGGTTCGACACCTAAAAGATAACTTTAATTTCCAGACCCAGACAAATGAAGGTTTTAAAAAGGTTCCTGTTCTATGGCTATCTGCTGAGCGTTCACATCAAGTCAAGAACAACCCAGAGATTAGAGATGATAAAGATGATTTAATCTATCCTCTTATGATTATCTCTCGGGAAACAGTAACAAAGGATCCAGCTTTCAAGGGCTCATTTCAGGCACACATTTTTGATGGCCCCGGTCAAGTTCCAAATGACCCTCGCCGTATAAATGTTCCTATTGCTAGAAGAATCATGCAAAAGAAAACCTCAGAGTTTGCTAATGCAGATGCTGGCAGAAAACACGGAGTCAACAGGAATTTAGGCTCAGGAGACCCGAACCGCAAGAGAAAGAACACAAAGGTTGTTTATCAGACTATCTATGCGCCTCTCCCTACCTATGTAAAGGTCACGTATAAATTACGCATAGTCACTGACCACATACAACAGATGAACGATTTAACAACGCCCTTTTTGACGAGAACAGGGCAAATAAATACTTTCTTCATAGAGGCCGAAGGACATCGGTACGAAGTATTTATTGAGGGCGACTTTACATACAACAACAACTTCAATGACCTTGGAGAGGAATTAAGAACCTTCTCAACCGACATTAGCTTTAGAGTTCTTGGCTATCTAATGGGTGAAGGCCCAAATGATGAGCAACCTAAAATTTCAATTGTTGAAAATGCTGTTGAAGTGAAGATCCCAAGAGAAAGAGTTATTGTCGGAGACATTAACGAACTCACAAAGAAATCATTTTATCGCGAGTAGTCTTTTGACTGTCTCAATAACTATTTATTTTGAATGTTACTACTAATAGGAGTAATCAAATATGGCTGACGAAAGAAAGTTTAGATTCGTATCTCCCGGTGTTTACATCACCGAGATTGATAGATCACAAATTCCCACACTACCTGACCTTGTTGGGCCTGCTATTGTAGGTCGCGCTGCTCGTGGACCAGCATTTACACCAATCCGGATCTCATCACTCTCAGAGTTTGAGAATGTTTTTGGTGGAACTGTGCCCGGTACTCAGCAACCCGGTGATGTTTGGAGATTTGGTGCCCTTAACGCACCAATGTATTCTACTTACGCTGCCTCTGCTTATCTTACTGTTGGCGCAACTCCTATCACCTACATGCGTCTTCTTGGCGTAGAGTCAGATGATGCTTCGGCCTCCGGGTTTGGTGCTGCTGGCTTCGACGTAGGAGCAGGAACTGATAACGCCGCCCCAGCATCCACCGCTGGCGCATTCGGTCTATTCCTATTCCAGAGTGGAACAACCTCTACCACAGGTACTCTAGCTGCTGTTGTATACTCTTCAGGTTCAGCCTTTTATCCTTCTGGCACTCTTGTTGGCGGCGATGGGACTGGTGCAGGCATGAACATTCTCATAGAGTCTGACAGCACATCACCTGAGTTTGTTCTTGAATACCAAGATGGCGTCAAAACTTACAAGCAGAAAATTTCTTTGGAGGTTGGAGCCACTAACTACATTAGAGACGTTCTAAACACCAATCCACAGCTTATCGACTACAGAAGAAACGGTCTGTCCTCAACATATGCTTCAGTTGAAAATCCAAATTCTAAAGTCAAATACTGGCTTGGTGAAACTTATGAGAGAGCAGTCAAGGAAGAAGTCATTGATCTAAATGGTACAAATACTTTCTTCGCAGCCATGATACCGCTCAAGAAGGAGACGACCTCTGGACTTGGAGACAGGACAGATGGTTACCGCGAGGCTCACACTCCTTGGTTTATTTCTCAGGACTTAAGTGCAAATACTAGCTCCTTTGATCCAACCGACACAGATCGAGTTAAGAGATTGTTCAAATTTGTTACACTTGATGGTCAGGGCGAGTTTGCTAACAAGGGACTTAAAGTCTCAATCGCAAATGTTGCCTATTCACCTAACGATAATGTTAACTTCGGTAGCTTCGATGTCCTCATCAGAAGAGCAGGAGACAACGATAATCAGCCAGACGTTGTAGAGCAGTTTAGCGGCGTCAATTTGAATCCTAACTCCGCAGATTATATTGTTGCACGAATCGGTAACAGTTACCGTGAGTTTGATCAAGCTGATCGCGTACTCAAGGAGTACGGAGAATTTCCAAACATATCACAGTACGTCCGTGTTGTAGTAGGCTCAGCCGTCGAAGCGGGTGATACACCTGCGTTACTACCTTTCGGCTACTACGGAATTCCAAAGTTTGCTACTGCAATAGCTTCAGGCTCACAGCAGAATAATTTCTCTGACCGCTGGGTTTCCAACAAGGGATACAGCGCAGACACAAACGCTTCGACGAATTTTATTATCTCCTCTTCACAGGACATTACTGCCTCCATTGGCTTCCCAGACATTCCTGTTCGCCTAACTGCTTCACGGCCAACAACTAAAAGAATTAACTACTTCGGTGTTAGTGCAGAGACTTCGCAGGATAGCGGAGTTTATAGCGAAGGCTATGTTGACTACACTCGTTTCTTGGGATCAAGTGTTATTGGCAAGTCTAATTGGGTCGATGATTTTGGCCTTGGGTCTCTACCAACGGGTATTACACTCCAAGACGCCTTTACTCTTGACGAGCTTGTTGTCACAAGGCAGTCAAACTACAACTTTGCGACACGTCCAAGAAACAATATTCTTGAAGTAACCTTTACTTCAGGTTCCCGCGTAGCTGGAACAGCATTCAACTGTTCTTCATCAGCTACAGGAGCCCCAACATCAACTTCTTACAAGAATATTCTTGATGCCGGCTTCAATAAGTTCACCGCACCATTCTTCGGTGGCTTCGACGGTCTAGACATTACTGAGCGTGATCCACTTCGTAACAACTTGATGCGAAGAGCTTCTAGTCCTACAATCGAGAACAACTATGTTCTAAATACCTACGAGACTGCAATCGACATCTTGTCCGACACAGAGCAATACGAATACAACATGCTCAGCTTGCCCGGTGTTTGGTATTCTCCAGTCACTGACAAGGTAATCGAGACATGTGAAGAGCGAGGCGACGCTTTGGGTATTATCGACCTTGAGGGTGGCTACATTCCTCCTCACGAGCAATATTACACCAGTGCTGCTAGTCGTAAGGGAAGCGTCGATACTGTGCTTACTAACCTAGACGCTCGTAATCTAAACAACTCATACGGTGCTACTTATTACCCATGGGTATTGGCCCGTGACGGTTCCGGCGCACCGCTAAGACTACCACCATCAGTACCAGCAATCGGCGTTTTGGCTAGAACTGAAGCAGTATCCGATGTTTGGTTCGCACCAGCCGGATTCAACCGTGGTGGCCTTTCTAACGGCGGCGCAGGTATTACCATAACTTCAGTTGATGAAGTTCTAAACTCTGCTGACCGTGATCGACTTTACGCAAGCAACGTCAACCCAATCGCTCGGTTCCCTGCCGAGGGCATCGTAGTGTTCGGACAGAAGACACTACAGGCTACACCATCTGCACTTGATCGAATCAATGTTCGACGCCTTCTCATCTTCTTGAAGAAGGGTATTTCAAGAATCGCATCTGCTACCCTCTTTGAGCAGAACGTCCCAGCCACTTGGAGACGCTTCAAGAATGCTGCTGATGACTTCTTGTCTGCTGTAAAGGTTGGATTTGGCCTAGACGATTACAGAATCGTTCTTGACGAGACAACAACAACTCCTGATCTTGTAGATCGTAATATTCTTTACGCTAAGGTCTTTATCAAGCCAACTCGTTCCATTGAGTTCATTGCTCTAGACTTCCTTATTACAAGATCTGGTGCTTCTTTTGATGACTGATACTAATTATTAGAGAATAAGGAGTTTTTCTAATGGCTTTTGCAACTAACTTTTGGACCAAACCCGGTGCAGCAGATCCTAAACGCAGTTTCCGCTTTAAGATTATTTTCGGCGGAAACGCTATCTGGTGGGCTAAGACAGCCGACCAGCCAATAGCTACCGTGAGTGCCGGCGCAGAGTTTGACTTTTTGATTCACAAGTTTTATTACCCCGGTAAAGTAACTTGGAATGATGTCAATGTTACTCTTGTTGATCCTGTTACGCCCGGTGCTCTTGATTCTCTATTGGCCACTCTCTACAGAACCGGATACCGGATCCCAGAAAATCCTAATGATGCTTCTTTCACATCCATTTCTAAGGCTGGTGCAACCGGCGCACTTGGAACAGTAGAGATTATCGTCATTGACTCTGAGGGAAGAGACTTACATTCTTGGAAGCTAAACAATGCTTTCATCATGGAAGTCAGCCCCGGCGCTCTAGACTACGCTTCAGAAGACTTGATGGAGATTACACTTGGTCTCAAGTATGACTGGGCAACTTACACTTCTTACCTCGACCCAGCTAATGGAGAGCGTAACGAAGAAGGTTCAAAATACTTTACAACCAGTGATAACGACACCGCGCAGCTTAACAGAACTTTCCCTCAGCCTAATGGCGAAGTTGTTCAGGGAAGTAGGCCGGCTATTCCCGGCGCACCGTCTGATCCAGCGACCCGTAACCTATCCTGAGATAGCTAACACATTATAATATCGCAAAATATTTCACCATCTTTCTATTTATTATATGATAGGGAGATGGTGAAATGCGTTTTTGGACATCAACAAAACTTTCTGCTCTAAATCCAAGACGAGAGCATTTATTTTTGATCGAAATGGATTTATTTAACCCCGAAGGCAGTGCAAGCACAAGCACGGTATGGTTTGCGAAATCTGTTACAAAACCCGGTCTTTCTTTCGTATCAGATTCGGAAGAAGACGGAAAGCTTATTGATGATACTGGTTTCAAATATCAGGTAATAGACGGTGTAGAGGCTTTTAGTGATATAGAAATTTCTTTGATTGATCCGGGCGTTGTGTATGCCACAGAATCTGGTGCCGAGCTTAGCGCAACTGAAATTCTTGTTAGAGCTATGTCTGATCTTCTAAGTGATACTAAGGGCTTTATTAGCGTCCAGAAGGTAACAGAAGCTATAAAATCAATTACAATTAGACAGCTAAAAAACGATGTTGCAACAGGTAAGGAGGCTCTTGCTGCAACAACGGCCACTGCTGACGCAGCCGCTAACCTTGCAACGTCAGCCGTTGGTGCCTTGACCGGAGCCCCCAGCGGCTTAAGTGGTCTAATTGCAAATTTCCCTGCGGCTGTGGGAGCCGGGACATCAGTCAGAAAATTATTAGAAAGAGCCTCAACACTTGTCGAGGCAGAAAGCTGGTCCTTACACAGTCCTTATATTAAGAAAATTGATTTTGGATCTTTAGATTATTCTTCAGAAAATTTAGTTGCAATTAGTATCACACTAGGTTATACTGGTTATAGTGTAACTTTTGATGGCTCAAGCAGTGACTCTAGAAATTATGAAATAGGCGTCAAGAGTCTTGCTGAGGCTAGTGACGAGGGTAGGGAAATTCAAAGAGCACTCAAAACAGGCGCGGCCGGATACATATAATTGATTCTAAATTGGAGAATAGTTTATGAGAGATAATAGTTCAAGATTTGAGGTTCCACAAGAAGAACCACAAGAAGCAAAAGCCGTTGACTTAATGTCTTTTGCGGCCCCAACTCAATTCGTAACACTTCCTTCAAAGGGAAAGTATTACCCAGAAGGACACCCACTCAAAGATCAGGAATCTATTGAGGTCAAATTCATGACCGCCAAGGAAGAGGATATTTTGGCCTCTCAGGAACTTATCAAAAAGGGCGTGGTCTTAGATCGACTAATCGACAGCCTTATTATGGACAAGCGTCTAAGGGCCACAGACTTGCTAGTTGGAGACCGGGCAGCAATCATGTATGCTGCCAGAATCTCAGCTTACGGTCCAGAGTATCAAACCAAGTTTTTCTGCCGTTCTTGCTCTAACGCTGTAGAGCATGAGTTTGACCTTGAAGAGATTCGAGAAAAGGAAGAAGCTGATTTTGAAGACCTTGGCGCTGAGTGGGTTGATGGTCATTGGACTTGTGTCTTGCCTTCTACTGGTGTAACAGTAGCCATGCGACTTCTTGACGGAAAAGACGAGCAAGAAATTGCTAAGTTCACTAAGAAGAATGCCAATAGACCACAAGGTCTTGGTGCTTTAGCGACTCAGTTGCTTTTCATTATTCATAGCATTAATGGAGAGACAGGCAAGGCAGCAATCATGAACTTCGTTCAGAACATGCCAATGAGAGATTCTAAGTATCTTCGCAAGGTTCATGCAGAAGTATCGCCGTCCCTCAACACTGAAATGGAAATCGTTTGCGATAACTGCGGAGCAGATCAGGAGGTGGAACTACCGTTGTCGGTAGAGTTTTTTTGGCCTAAGCAATGAATACATTCAATCCGTGTATGAAGAAATATTTCTTCTAAAATATCATGGACAATGGTCTTTCTTTGAAACTTATAATCTTCCTGTTGTTATTCGACGTTGGTTTTTGGAGCGTTTGATCAAGCAGAAAGAAGACGAGAAAAAAGAAATGGAAAAAGCTCAAAAGAAAGGTAGTCCTAAAGGCCGGTCATAAGACCGGCTTTTTTATTTGTAAACTATTTATTTTGATAAGGTTTATTTTGGAGTCGAGTAATGGCTGAGGGCGATTTTACCGTAGAGCAACTTTTAAGGTTTCAGGCTGCTGGTATTGATGTTGAACAGATTAGGGCGCGTAGCGAAGCCATTGCCAAGTCTATTAATGTAGTAAATGAAGCAAATATTAGCGCAGCAGAGTCTTTGGGGCTCTACACTCAGGCTCTTCGAGATAATGCTACTGCTCAATCAGAACTTAGCACCGCCAATGCTCAAGCATCGGCAGCCAAAGAGGTATTAACTTCTGCACTGAATAAGCTAGAAAAAGTACAAAAAGATCAAACCAAAACTTTGGCTGATCGCATACAGGCCCAAAGCGTTGTTATTGAAGCCGAAAAAAACCTAATAAAAGTTCAAGCAGACACAAAAGCCGCCAAATTACAGCAGAAAGCATTTGAAACTTCCACCAAGAAGGGAATAGATTTTGCCAAATCTCTTACTGGCATAAGTGACATACTTGAGTCAACGGATCCATTAGACCAGTATGCGGTTGGATTGGTAGCAATATCAAAGGACACAGGAAAAGCTGTATTAGGATCAGGCCAGCTTCAAAAATCCCTTAGGAATCTTGAAAATGGATTTGTAAAAATATTTGACATAACTAATCTAGCTGCAAACGCTGTAAAATTCTTTATCAATAACCTGAACAATGCTAAAAAAGTTTCAACAGAAGCTTCTGACGCAATTGTAGACTTCAACCAAGCAACCGGATCACCGGGCGCTTTCAATGATGTTATAAGTGATGCCGCTTCTAGGACTCTTGCTTTTGGAATATCGGCAGCGGACGCCGGCAGAAACTTTCAAACCCTTTTTACAACCGTAAGAGATTTTGCTGATATATCACCACAAGCTCAAATAGAACTAACCGAAACAACAAGCTTGCTTGGTAAAATGGGATTCGGCGCTGAGGCATCGGCACAAAATATTTTATTCCTAACAAAAGCTATGGGCGCTTCGGCAACTGACGCAAGCAAATTCAATGTTGGCTTAATGGTTCTTTCACAAAATCTAAATATGCCTATCAAAGAACTGACTCAAGGATTCTCCGCAGCACAAAAGGTGCTGGCTGCTTCAGCACAGACAACAGAAGAGGTACAGGTCCAGTTCGCTCAACTTGCCGCTCAATCCAAGGCAACAAATATATCAATTGATAGACTGGTCCAAGTTGCTCAAAAGTT